CGACGAAAGTTAGTATTAACTTTTGCTCGATGAAGCTCTTCTGAACTACACCCAGCACTTCGACGGAGATCCGTCGCGACGAGTCGGGCACAATGCTCACAGTCGCCGCGGTCTTCACCACGTCGGGGGTCGAAAAGGCTCTTCGGGAGGAGAGGTACCTACGGGTCCTCTCTGCCGGGCTTAAGCCTGGAACCTTTTCGGTTGGGATAGACTACTTAAGTAGTCTTATACGCGAAGTACAACTGCCGATATCGGCAGCCGCAAAGTGGGCCGGTTGCGTGCTAAAGCACCCATCCAGTCCACAACGGACTTCGCGTCACCACCGCTCTCAAAATAACTTGCGAGAACGGGCCGGACCTCTTCGCCGGCCTCCTCCATGGCAAAAGCCAAGGAGTTGACCTCGAAGTTGTCTACAGCGTAGGAAAAGAACTCCTGGACAGATTTGTTCAGGGTCTCATCCCGCGCCAAAACCAGGTCACTTAAGGGACCTAGTTCATCGGAAGTACCACGGTGTGCCAGCGCTTCAGCGATGGCCTCCCAAGTGGTAGGACCGAAATTGACATCATCAACCAAATGGCTGAGTCTGTCATCGAGTACCTTTTCTCTTACGTGAAAAGGTACGCTACGCCAATCTGCCGGCTTCTCAAGAAGCAGCAATTTGCGGAACGTGTTCGCCCGGGATAAATCCCCGGCGATTGCACGTTTGTTCCTGAAGCCAAGGTCCTCGAGTAGCTTAAGCTTATCGAGTCTCCTAGTCTCAGGAGGTCGGTCTGGACAATGAATTGAAAACAATTCATCCAGAGTGCCAATGGACCCGCTCATGTCGGTGATATCATCGACGAAGAACAGATCCATCGGATCCTCCATGGAGCCATCCTCAAAAGAGAAAGGCCCCATGTTGGGTATGAACGAAAGCGCCTTTTGGCGGAGACGTTCACGGCTGCCTCCCTCGTCTACAGACGAGAGGGCAAAGTCGACCCATTCCTCTTCAAGAGGGACGGTTCGAACTCCACGAGCAAAACGAGCTTTACTGTATCCTCCTAAGAGGGCACAGATCTCGTTCTTGATCGCGATTGGCTTTTGCACTAAATTTAGTGCAACCGCCATAGCCTTGACTGTCCGCAAAGGCAGACAGCCAAGGATATCCGGCCAGTCGACCAAAGACGCGTCTGGGCAAAAGCCCAAACCGCCAAGGCCGACTGGAAGGAGACATCTCACTCCAGCGAATGAGATGAAACTCTTCATACGGGCTAAAAATAGCTCGTAGAAGAGACTACGGCAACATTGGAATCCAGGGGGCATCCAGCCTAGCCTTTTGGCTAGCTGCGCCCCCTTTCCAATCGCCGGATTTCTGTCATCACGGACTTCGACCCCCTTCACTTCTGGTGATAGGAGGCGCACCTTAAGTGCGTCCACGTGACAGCTACGATCATAGGGGATCCTCCAAAAGGGGGCCCCATTGATCTGCGTACCGGGGAGAAGTAAAATTACTTCTTCACAGTATTTCGAGGCTCGTCTCGCCGGGAAATGTTTCCCGGGCGAGATCTTCATCAGATTTCTCTGATGAGCAGCCCCGATTTCATTGCAATATCGGATTGTTCCGATAGCAATGTGATCGTCGCCCGCACAAGCAAAGTGTCTCACAGGTTCATAAACCTGTGGCCACTCACTGTGGGGCCACGACAAATCCAAGGAATTATAGGCGACTAAAGCCGCCTCTTCCTCGGCTACGAGATTCATGAGGGTCAGGGATGCTTTAGCACCCGGATCCCCCATAAGAATCCCGTTATTGGATATGATGACAGTATTGTCGTCATAAACCACAGTTCTGCCGGAGGCAAGGAGCTCTACAGAGCACCTAAGGTAGGAACCTGGGCTAAAGTCCAGTCCTACACCTTCGCAGAATCCCTCCCATATGCCTCTTATGAGGTAATGGTTGACGTGATCTGTCGCTTCCGACAGGTCACTTGAAAGGAGCACGATGTCCTCCCTCTGACTTATGTCGAAGGAGGTCCGGGCCAAATCTTTGGCCCACTCGTACCCTTGTGCGGCTGCACCCAGCCCCGCTCTGCATTGAGGCAGGCGGGACAGGAGACCAACCGTATAGTGAGCAAATGGCTGGAGAAAAGTCCCCACCATCCACTCACTTTTCGTAACCACGCGGACTTTTCCGCCTGGTTCCGGTATCGAGACCGCCTCCACAAATGGAGTCGGTCCCGTTCGATCGTAAACGTTGTAGGGGACCTTAAGGTTCCCGCCTTCGCGTACGAGGTAACCCTTCTTCTCGAGCTCATCTTGAGCAGCAGAGAAGAGGTGCAGCCCGGTATCCCTATTCAGACCGGCCACTCTTTTGAATGGTCGGCCTGAGGAACCCGGGTATTCCTCCAGGTATTCTTTACCTGGAGGATCTTCCTCTTCGTCCCCAAATGGGTCCGAAGGGGCATGGATGGACCTCCAACGAGGTACACCTTCAATCTCGTCCAGAGTGTAGCCGAGGATATTTCCTCGAACCACAGATCTGTCCGGGACATGAGTGGCCCACTCATGTAAATGAGTAGCCACATCAAACGCGCGGCCGCCCTCCTTACGAGTGCGGTCGAACGTGGCGGAACTCGTGACACTTACGTGTCCCGGGTCCCGATTAAAGGGTTTGCCTTCAAGCAGAGTTTTAACTCTGCGGCCAACCCTTATAGCAAGACGGTGGACAATAGCCCGCCGTTCTTGATGAGGAAGGTTCCCCCAAATGGGAGGAGCCTCCGTAAGGCATTCTCGGTGCTTTTGCAACGAGGACGCCTGCTTCGCCGGACTCCCTACAGGGAGCCCGCGCGATGATGCGAAGTGAGCCATTCGGGTCGCCTCTCCTTTTGAGAGGAACCCTCGGCCAACAACGCAGTCTAGCCAGGGTAGGCCTAAGCCTACCCAGACTCCATCCTCCGAGAACCCTATGGTCCCACGGGGGATTTCAGGCTCAGGGCCTAAGCCTCCTGCTCCTTTAAAGAAGCAGAAGGTGCCCAAAGCCTTCCACAGCTTGATCGTATGATCAATGCTGTATACTCCATTGGAGAAGACCCAAGCGAATATTCGCTTGAGGACCTTCTGACCAAAATGGGGCAATTCGGGTGTGGACGTCAAAAGACAGTCCTGCACACCGAACCAAAGAGACTCCAGTCTTTTATTAAAGGCCGGAGACCTCTGAGTGAGGGCCTGAAGCGCGACGCTCTTATGAACGCCGCACTCCTCAAGTTCCTCAACTATGGACTTAAGAACCATTTGGTTCCGCTGTCCTATCCAATGCCACTCCTCTAATTGATAGAGGGGGACATGGCGTGGCCGGGCCTCAAAAGACCAGACTTTCCTCCTTAAATAGGAAGGAAGCCGGTCAATGGCCTCGGTATTCTGGGTTACCCCTTGAGGGGTATCCAGATAGTAATCGGGGTCGGGGTAGCTTAAGCCACCCTGACCACCGATGTCGTACTCCCGCTTCGACCTCAAAGGTCGTCCGAACGGGCCCGAAGGCACCGTAGGACATGAGACCGGTAGAGGCATGCGAGAGTTTGCACTTAAG